TTTATTGAATAATTGGTTGCGGGGGTAGGATTTGAACCTACGACCTTCAGGTTATGAGCCTGACATTTTTGCCCTAAAAATGAGGGTATATATAGGTTTGTATTTGCAGTTAGCCACATAGTTAGCCACTTATTTTTTTGTTAAAAACAGTTAGCCACTTTTACTATTTTTTTAAATTTCCTGCAACTTTTTCTGCTGATCTGCCGATAGTATAACCGCCAACACCCACTGTCAGGAGTGTCCATAATTCGGCAGGGAGGGGGATGGATAATTCAGTTCCAGTAAATACACCTACTAATGGAAACACTAAAAAATTAACTGAAACTATAGCTGTAATATTCATCATTAATATAGGTCGCCAACTAGAGGCAATCCAACTTTCTGACTTTGCCTCAGCTAAAATAATCTGACTTGCAGAAGCCTCAATCTGCTTTGAGTTTTCCAGTAAAGCCAGTCTAACCTTATTCTCAGCCTCAGTCTTTTTATCGGGATCGGGAATAGCCTCTTTGACAATATCACCTATCAGTGGGGCTATAGCTGTTATTAATGGTATCATATAAATTTCCCTTCTTTAATCTTTTCACATTTCCATCTTATCGCTCTCCATCCCTTTAAATACTTTGGAACTTCTGAGCCAATCTCTAAGGCTCTAGCCTTACATTCATCAAATGTCTCATAGACGACTGGATATTGGGTATTTTCAATAAACATACATTTAGTAGGATCAATAATTAAACAAACTGTTACAAGAACCTTAAACATCTTGCCATTGACCAGTTCGCATCTGATCAGCCAATTCATATGCCCTTTTGCCAACCTGAGAAGCCCACTTAGAAGGGCTAACTCCATCAGAGCCAGTTACCATCTCCTTAGAGGCTGTCTCATAGTCATCATCAGACAACGCACCTATAAGTTTTCGAAATTTGAGTAAAGTTGGCTTGCCGAGATTAAAAGCCATATTTAAAATTACAGCCCTTCTAACTTCGTCTAACTGATTATACCATCCCTCATTCTTTAGCTCACTCTCGCAGGCTAAAAGGTCGTTTAACAGCATAAATTCTGCCTCAGCTTCTGATATGCCATTTGTCTCTAAATTTCGCCCATAACCCAAACTTAAAAAATTTTCACTGCAATGATAAGGTTTTAATCTAAGCCCCTCATGTCTGCGGAGTTGGTTTAATAAATTTAGATGTATTCCTTGCTCTTTCATCTGCCTTGCTTCCTTCTCAAATCACTACAATATTTGTTGTAAAAAAATGTGCTGATATTGTTGAAGAACTTAAACAGCCTAAAATTTACTTCTATCATTTCGCTTTATTTCCCTAAAAATATCGATTGCCTTTTCCCAACTTTCATATTCAAGTTCGGTGTTTTCATAAAAAGACTTTGGTCTGCGGATTGATTTTCGCTGTACGTTGCAGACATGAATAAACCAACATCTGCGGTGATATGTGGATACCATACAAGCTATGTCGTAATCGTGCATAGAAGGTAACCGCTTGCTAGTGCCTAAACCCATCATAAATTGTAAGCCATTGTTTCTCAGGCTTCTCTTGATGTTTGACCCCTTTACCTGAACACGAATAAATTCATTGTCCTTAAAGGCAATGAGGTCTACTCCATCTTGCTGACATAGAGATGTTTGCCACCCCAAATCCTCTATTACACCGCAGGCAAAGAACTCAGCTATTCTGCCTGCCTTAGAGCTAGAATGGAGTGCCATGTTTAAGGTAATTAGCAAATAAAATTATACCGCCTATTCCCACTATTGCCAAAACAGTGCAGACAACGATCATTGTGTTGCGGTCTTGTATTCTTTGTTTCTCCTTTAACTGCTTTCGGTGTTCTGCTCTAGCCTGAGCAATAGTCGCCTGAAGCCTTTCCCACTGACCCATTCCATCTGCACCATATAAAAGAAATAATGACCTGAGTTCGTCTTTTAATCTTTTTTGCTCTTCTTCTTGAAAGTGCTTCTCTATCGCCTGATCCATTACAGATCCAAATATGCCCTTTTTCTTTTGCTCCTTAGCAAAGCCTAACTCTGCTTCTGCTTTGGCATAGGAAGCAATCGCACTGGTGGCAGAAGATAAATCCTTGCCCATTGTAGCCATTTTTTTTAAGGCACTATGAGCCGATGTCAACATTGCAAATGCCGAAATAGGGTCTATCATTATTTATCCTTTATTTAGAGAGAACTTTGTCTAACTTATCCTCAAGTCGGTGTAGTGCCTCCATAACACGACTTGATGTATCCCTAAGATCTTCCTTAGTGGCATATTCTTCACGAGTTTTATTTAACAGTATCTGTATTCGCTTAACTTCTTTTACAAGATAAGTAAAAACATAAGCCATAGGCATTATGACCAATGTTATTATTCCCGACCACAGCGTTGTTAACTCTAGTTCCATCTATATCTCATCAGGGAAATCATAGATTGGTGCTTTTCCAGTAGGCTGAGGTGGGTCTTGGTCATCCATAGGCACTTCAAACAAAGCCTTAAAAGCATCTAAATCAGCACAAGCATTTATTGCAGTTTCTATTGTACCAGTAGCTGTTCTTACTGCATCTCTATAAGTGCTTATCTCTGTAGGTATTGCAGTAGACTTTTCTGCATTTCTTACTACATACCAATCTGAAGCAGTAAGCAAACCATTAGCAGTTGATTTGGTTCTTTCTATCCAAATAGTTTTTAGACCTTTCGTAACAACTTGATTGCCATCTTGGTCTAGTATTGGATTGTTATCTTCATCAACTGCATTGATATCTGTTAGGCTACGTTCAACGTCTCTTGCCCAATAAAATCTATTGTCATAGCTAGTGTCTTCGTCATCTTGCCACGTTACACCCCATTGAGTTTTGTCTGCATCTGACCAAGCTGTTGCCCAATTATAAGGGTGTTTATATCCATTATCATCAGTCCAACTCTTGCCAACTTTTAGAGTTCTTCCATTGTGTAACCAAGCCATTATATTCTCCTATCTTGCATTAGCATATTTAAAAGGGTTTTCGGCAAATGCCATATAGATGTAGGGTTCATTTAACCCATTAAAACCAGAACCATCGTGTCTCAACTTAAATCCATTAGAAAGAAAATCAAATACTGCGGGACTTTGTGTAGCATCGCCAAGATTTGTATCTGCCGATAATGTTTCAAATACACCATTGTCCACATCCCTCGTATTGTCAGTCATATACCAACTTCTTACAAGTATAGTAGATTTTATCATCACGAAGGCGGGTCTAAACCCTAAAAAAACAAATGTACCATTTTCATCATTATTGCCTGTAAAAACGCCAAATTTACTGAAGCCCTCTACCTCTGCGAAACAATAGGCTATCATTCCATTACCACTACCATTCCAAGCAGGGTGGTTAGTGCCACCAAAAACAATATTGTCATCAGTTTGTGTTCCCATATAGGTATTAAAATCACCACTATCCGCATATGGTTCATTAAGAACCATTCTATATTTTGTTGGTAAATTAACATTAACTACCCAATCTTGACTAGCATCTCTATTTTTAATAATGATTATTTTTGGTATAGCATCTAATCCGTGTCCAACAGTAGCATTAGCATTTCCATCACCAGTATAACTAACAATGCTAAACCCTGCATCTGTGTTTGCACTTACTGAAGATGTTATAGTACCATCTGTATTGCTTACAGCAGTTCCTCCTGCTTTCCAGTTCCAAGCAACGTATGTGTACCCATTAAAATTTGTATCACCACCATTTTGAGCTAAATCAAAACCATTTGTTTCAAAAGATGTAAAAAAAGCAGTATTATCAGCTTCACCATTTGGTAAATTTGAAAATAAAACATTTCCTGCAAGTCTAGTTGAATCAGTTAGAATATGATTTGATGTATTGCTTTTACTTTTTATCCAAGTCCAATCTGGTTTAAAATCAATATCACCCACAACATTTGTGCCACCAACCCTTATATCTTGTGTACTAAGTGAATCAGTACCATTACCTATATAAGTAAGTGTTCCAAAATGGTCATCTGCTTGTGTATCTGCATTAGGACTAATAGTAGGCTCTGGAAGATTAGCTGTGCATAATGCTAGATAGCCTGATGGTGGTGCATATTTAAACACTCCTATGCCATTTTCATCTGTTTCATCACCTATATCACCACCAGTTAAACCACCTGCAAAACTTCCATCCTGCCCAAAGTTAATAGTTACAACGCCATTAGATGCAGAAGAACCTAAAAATGCTACTCCGTGTGTTATTTGGCTAGAAAGGTCATAAGCACTATTTCCTGCTTCAACTTCTGAATAAGCAATAGTGCTTTCTGATGAAGCATTTGCTGAATAAAATTGACCATTTAATGCCCACCATATTTTATTGTTATCAACATCATATGCCACACTCAAAATATCATTAGTAGTCCAAGCAGGAGAACCCTCATATGCTCCAGACTGTGAGCTACCATCATAGTAAATATCTCCTCCATTATTTAAAGCTACTGCATCTTGCGAATAGCCAGAACTAGCTGACCCTGCTGTATTTACTGATTGCACTCCAATGTAAGGATTTGTTATATCATTTAGGTAACATTCCCAGTACCATTTCCCACTTGTAGGTGCAATTGTTCCAGTTATATTTCCATTAACTGCTATACTTGCTTTTAAGTTTCCTTCTGATGCAGTTACAGTACCACGTAAATCTAAAACATTTAAGGTAGCAAAATTATTCTCTGGACTATCTGGCACAAAATCTACTGCACTAATGCCATTTATTGTCCAATGATTTCCTTGACCACTTGCATCTGCTAAACCATTATTAGGAACATCTGTAGCACTTCCATAAGGGTCTGTTACTGCTGACCCACCAACATTTAAGTCACTTGAATTAAAAGCTAATCTAAAGCCATTAGTGCCATATGAGCCAGTATATGCTTTCGCTATCCATACACCATTCTTTAGCTCTCCAAATGAGTTAATATTAAATGATGAGTTTGGTGTTCCCGATGTATCTGAAAAAAACGATAATCCATCAATAAAATTGACCTCTGCAAGATAGCCATCAAAAAATTGGTCTGAAGCATATGTTCTTCTGCCAATGGTATGTAAAATATTGCTATTTATTTGAGTAGGATAATCTGTAGTAGGTTGGTTTTCTGTGGAT